CATCAAGCCATAGAATATGCGTCGCTTGTCGCTCCTCGGCCCACTTGACCAACCCCGCCCGTGCGCGGGGAAGGTACGTCCCCCGCAAAAACGCCAGATGCACTTCCATCTGTGGGCGTACCAGCGTCGTGTAGCCCATCAGCAAGGCCAAGTCCTGCGCGAACTGCGCGTGGACCAGATCGCCACACGGCACCGCGATCATCACCTTGTAGACCTTCTCGCCATGTTCATCAAGCAACATCAGACCCGCCCCATCTTCATGCGAAATGCTTTGTTGTCGCGATCATTGAGCCATGCGCGGAATCGGGGAGGGTCGAGAATCCGGCCACCCGCCGACACAATGCCCTGCTTGTCGAGTGCCATCAGAATCACCAGCGGGAGGAATGCGACATGGTGCATATCGCCCTTCCATCCTGACGATTCGTTCGCCATTGCCTTGCAGAGTTCGATCATATCGCCCACGTCCTGCCGCGTTTCCAGCGTAAAGCCGTTGGTAACGGGATCGAAGTGGTAATACTCGGTGAGGCCGGTCTGTTGGTCGTGGCCGAGCAATCGGGTCGTCGGTTCTGGCATAATCCAGATACAGAGAGCGCCGTAGGGCAGGGGCAACCGATGTGTCACCCCTGCCGCACGGCAAGACTACTACGAGGTCGTCAGGTCGTTCACGATCCCGAGGCCCTTCTCGTTGAGCACGGCAAGGCCGTACTCCACGATAATCATGCGCTTCTTGGCGTCGCCCGACTTGCTCAGTTCCTCGGTCTGGTAGGGGCGCAGGTAGTTCACCCGCACCATGTCCCAGTCAATGAACAGGGCCGCGTCCTGCGGCTGGAAGCGGTTCGGCACCACCGACAGCGTGCCGAAGTCCGACACGTAGGCGTCAGCCGCGCCAACAATCGTGGCGGACGAGCGACCGACGTTGCTCATCAGTTCCACGACACCGGAGAAGGCCGAAAACGCCTGCTTGTTGAACGCGCCGACCATGATGGTCGCGGTGTCCGCGCCCGACGTGTAGCACTGCTGGAGCACGTCCTTGACCTGCGCTTCGGTGAACGCGCGGGCCGTGCCGTCCGTCCACGTGCCGCTCGGCGACGTGGTGTACGACGGGATCGAGGCGTCCGCCGCCTTGTTGTAGTTCGTCTTGATCCACGCCTTCAGGCCGCCCGTCTGGCGGGCCGTGGTCGAGTTGCCAGCCGCGCAGGCCTTGTTGTAGAGCAGGGCCGTCTCCACGTCGCGCTTCAGGGCCTTGCTCTTCGACGCCACGACGTAGCCCATGTTGTTCGCGCCGCCCGCCGAATCCACGGCCTCGACCGTCTCCGACAGAATCGCGGTCTTGCGGGCGATCTCGGTGTAGTTGAACAGGCGCACCGTCGGCGTGACGGCTGGGAACGTCGCCACGTCGTCGCCTTCGATCTGCTGGTTGCTCGACACGGCGGCATCGAGGGCGTCCGTCTGCCACTCGAAGGTCGTGTTCCTGACCTTGCCCTTGCGGGCGTTCGTGCTGAACGGCGTCTCCGTCGGGGACACGTTCGCGATGATGTCGCTGAGGTCTTCACGCACGCCGATGGCGTCGTGGCGCGTGAAGGTGCTGGCAATGGCCGTCATGGATTACTCCTGTGGGGGCATCCTAGCGGATACCCAAGCTGTTGAGTAGGGCGGCAGCGTCCTCGACGCGACCGCTCTTGTTGAGTTTCGCTCGCTGCGTCTCAATCTCCGACAGCTTCGGCTTTGGTTTCGCGTTTGTGGACGGTTTCACCGTATCCAGCACGCGGTCAATCTTGGCCTCGACCTTCGGCTTCCTGAGTTGCGCCTCATCGAACTGCCGCGCCTTGTCGAGCAAGACGAGCAGGCGATGGTCGGTAACCTGCGCGAGATCGTCGTCCGTGAATGTGAGCGACTTCGCGTAGGCCACCAAATCTTCCTTGCGTTGCCGTCCCTTCACTTCGTCGGCGAAGTCGGGGATGGCGACCTTCAACTTCTCGTGCTCTGCCGCCAGCGTGCGGGCCAGTTGGCGTTCCGCGTCGGCGATTTCGATCTGCATCACGCGCTCGCGTTCTCCGCGAATCCTCGCGGCGCGATCGCTCTGGACCTTGTACTCGGCATACGCCTGCTGGAACTGCTCGGGCGTCAGCGCGTTGCGGAGCGTGTTCCAGTCGGGTTCATTCTCCGGCAGGAGATCGCGCAGCGCGTCGTCCAAGAGCGACAGCCGCTCGGCATATGCTTTCCGTTCCTCGCGGACGGGGATCAGTTCCTCCGCCTCGAACTTCCGACGGTCCTCCGCCAACGCCTGCGTCTTGCGGGTGTAGTCGGCGGTGCGGGAATAGCCCTTGATGACCTCATCCAGCGTTTCCTCGCGCTCGATGCCATCCACCTTGACCTTGACCTTCGTGGTCAACGCGGGCGTAACCGTTGGCGCGTCCTCCTGTTCCTCGGTCTGCTCCTGCTCGTCCTCCGCTTCGCTTTCCGGCTCCTGCGGGTCGGCGGGATGGTCGGGATCGTCCGATCCATCCGACGGGGTGAGCGGGATGGCGGTGTCCGTCTCCTTGTTTGACGCGAATCGTCCCGTGTTCGGGTCGCGCTTGCGGTCAACGGGAGCGGGGGTGTCGTCCGGCACCGCCTCGCGGGCGGGATCGCCGGTGAGCATCCGTTCAATCGCCAATCCTGCTTCGTGGAGGGAACCGTCGCCCCCGGCATCCAAATCCGACATCTGCTACCTCGTGCGTGTTAGCGAGTGGCGAGTTGCCGTTCGGCGGATTGCTCGTCCAGTCTCTCGCGTTCTCCTGCATCCATCACCGCGCGAAACGCGGTTTCCATCAGGTCAATCGCCAGCGCCAGGGCGTGCGCGTCCCGCAACTGCGCGTCCGTGGTGGCGCTCCGGAAACTGTCGTAGGCTAACTTCCGGAGCGCGGCAAACGTGTCCTTGACGGCGGGTTCCTTCAAGAACCGCGTCATCGTGTCAGCGTATTCCGTCACTTGGCTCATTCGGCATCCCCTTCCATCGCATCGCCCTCGCGAATGGCGTCCGCCGTCGCCTCGGCCTTCACGCGCTCCGACTGCAACTTGGTCGCGGCGTCAAGATCGGCGGTATAGCGCTGCATTTCGGCGCTCCGCTCGATCTTCTCGCGTTCAATGTCGGCCCAGAGCACCATTTCCTGTTCCTTCAGTTCGACTTCGCGTTCCTTGATCCGCAACTCGTCCTGCTTGATGGCGAGTTCCTTCATCTGCTTCTGGAACGCCATTTCCTTCTCGGCCTGAATCCACAGCTCGTCCGGCGTCGGTTCCGGCGGCTCGGGCGGCGGTGGCCGCCAATCGGGGGGCACCGCTTTATAGTAGGCATCCACGTTCTTCAGCCCTTGGAGGCGAAGGATTTCCGCCTTGGCGTTTCGCAACATCGCAAGGTCCACCACCGGATTCTCCGGCCCGTACTGCGCGAGAATCGCCGTCTGGTCGGCCACCACGTCCCGCAACACCGCGACCTTGTTCGCCACGTCCATTGATCCCAAGGCCACGTTCACCGCCACGTCCATCTCGGGATTGAACGTCTGTGGGTCCACCGGCACGTAGGAGCCGCGAATCCGGATGATCCGTTCCTTCGAGAGCGGGTGGCAGGCCGCGCGGAGTAGGCCGCGAAACATCGGCTTCATCAGTTGCTCGATGAAGAGCCGTGCCAAGAGTTCCGGTTGGGCCGTCGCCGCCGTGATCGCCGCGTTGACCGCTTCCTTGCCCGTGGATTGCAGGGCGTCCATGTCGAGCGACCCCGCGCCGTCCCGCTGGCCGATGCGCCGCTCGATGACCTCCTGCATGAAGCCGAGGACGGGCATCACCTTCTCGCCCGCGAACGGCGTCTCGATGACCTGCAACATGCCCGGCTGCCGCATCCGGATCCCGTTGCCGATGGCCGTGTTCATCAGGTCGCCGACGTTCACCTGCCCGTCCACGTACCCGAAACGCGGGAAGATGGAGGCGGCAAGCGAGTCGAGCATCCCGCGCATCAACTGTGAGTTGATCTTCTGCGGGGCCTTCAGGCGGTCATACCACGATCCGCCGAGGATGGCGTGCGGCTCGGGGTCAGGCGAAAAGATGGCGAACGGCTTTTCGTCGGCGGGTTCGTTCTTGACGATCTGGTAGGCGTCCCCAATAGTGCAGATACGGCGGAGTTCCGCAATGCCCGACGCCTTCATGTCGAGCATCATGTAGACTTCACAGTAGAGGATGCGGCGGTTCTCCGCGCCCATCTCGGGATCGGACGACGTGCCGGAGGCCGACGCGCGACGCGCGATCTCCTCCGCCGTTTCCTGTGCCGCGCCCACCGTGTTGCCGTACTCGTCCAAGTCGTCCTCGGACACGCCCATCTTCATCAGGTCGGAGCGCGTGAGGCGCAGGCGATGGCCGACGATGATGGCGTCGTCGAGTGACCGCGCCTCGCGGTTCCAGAAGAAGTCGTCGGGCGGCACGGGCATGACCCAGAGCCGTCCCTTGGGTTCCGACCGCGCGACCTCGCAGTCCACGGTGCCGTCGTCGTGGAGGACGACCGCACCGGCTTCTGCGTTCGGGGACGCGAGCAGGAGGGCCAGTTCCTCGCGGGTGAGGCCCTTGTACTTCGTGGTCTTCACATCCTGAAACTCGTCCATCCCCCACTTGACGACGCCGATCTTCTTCAGGAGGCCGTCTTTGAGGACGCTGTGCGTGATGAGGAGGCCCGCGTTGTCCTCCTCGTACACGTAGCGCACGTAGTCCGTGGCCTGCTGGGCCAGTTCCACGTCGTCTCCGCCGACCGGCTTGAACTCCACCGGATGCTCGGGGCCGTGGATGACGCGCAGGACGCTCGGGAGGATGCCGATGATGCCATCCCGCACGTCGGTCATTACGACCTGCGAGCGCCCCTTTTCCTCATTGCCGAACGGTTCGCCATTATAGTAACGCGTGGCGTCGGCCCGATCCGGCCCCAGTTCGTCGTCCACGTAGCTGATCGCGTCCTGAATCGCCGTATGGACGATGGCCGTAATATCCTCGTCGCCATTCTCCCGTGGAGCGATAAAGGGCGGGTTGTTGCCGTAGCCACGATTCATGCGTTACTCCCGTGCGCCGTGGAAATGGCGCTTGAACGCGCGGATACACGCTTCCGCCGTCTCGCAGACCAGTGGCGGGTGATCCTCCACCGGGTCCCGCTGGATCGCCACAAACGTCGTTGGACCCGTGCGCTGGATGTCTGCGCCAAGCGGGAGGCTATTCGACAGGTCATCATCGAGCGCCATGGACCCGTTGGGCGTGGTGAG